ACAGAATTAGCGCCATATTTTTTTGATATAGCTTCAACAAGTTTTTCAATGTCATGACGATAGTGAGCCCAGATTACAGCCTTGCCTTCAACTTCTTCTAGTATGTCCATTAACTGAGGTATACGATTGTTTTTTATTTCTTGTATCGTACCATCGTCAGACGTAAAGTGACCACAAGTGATTTGATGTAATCGCATTAACTGAGTTATAACAGTTGCAGATGTAACCATCTTACCATTTAATACAGCAAGCGCTTCTTTTTTCATTTGTTTGTAAACTTTTTTCTGTTCATCTGTTAACTCTATATTTCTTTTCATATATGTTTTTTTAGGTAAATCTAAACAATCATCCTTTAATACACGATATGAAAAAGGTTTTAATTTATCTGATAGTTCACCTAGATTTCTATATCCAACAACAATCTCTACTTGTCTTCCATGTACCTGTATTTTTCTACAAATGGCATATCTAGTTCTAAAAGAATAATAAGAGGATTGATCTAACAACCATGGATCTAAAAAATTACATTGTGAGAATAAATCTAAAGGTGATTTAGTTACAGGTGATCCTGTAAGTATTCTTCTGTATTTTGTAAGAGAACGTAAAGACAATATGCTTTTAGTTCTTTTTGCCGTAGGATTTTTAATAGTAGTAGACTCGTCCACCCCCATTAAAGCATCATGACAACTTAAGAACCTGTGCGCAAACTGTAAGCCTTTCTTTGTAGAAAAAGCTTCAACATTCATTATTAATATGTGTAACTCCGCACCTGGTTTAAACATGGGTTGTAAGTCTTTTGCGTTAGGATCTGTTCGCCACAAACTAACTTTCTTCTCTATGTAATCTGGCATATGATTTGGTATTTCGTTATCAAACCAAGTTTTATACACACCTTTTGGTGCAACAATTAATGCGCCATTTATACGGCCATTGTTATATAACATGGCTATATTATCTATTAATACTTTGGACTTACCAGTACCCATCTCCATAAAATAAGCAAAAACTTCTTTATCCCATGACATTTCAAGGGCCTTATTTTGATGAGCAAAAGGCTTGCTTTTAAATTTGTAATGCATAATATATTTTAACTTTCTATTGGAAACCTATATATTATGTGATATGGAATGTCAAGAAGGATATATTAATGAGAATATCAAATCAGCCACCTGATCCAGGGCCAAATGTTTTTGTTATACAAGACATACCCGGAACTAAACTTGGTACACCTAAAATAAATATTATTGGTGCAACACAATTTGGTAATTTAAAAGTTTTGTTACCAGAAAACTCACAGATTATTCTGAGTCCTGCGTATGTAACTCAAACATTAAAACAAAAATTAAAAGATTATAAATCAAGAGACTATTTACTACTTACAGGCGATCCTGCCATAATTGGTGTGGCTTGTTCTATAGTATCTGAAATAACAAATGGTAAATACAACCTACTAAAATGGGACAAACAAGAAAGAAAATACTATCCTGTAGAAATTAATTTACACGGGACTTGACAAATATATTATAAACCTATATATAAGACAGCGAGAAAGTTATGACAAAAATAGATTTTGAAAATGATAGAATGCAATCGGTTGAGCAGGTAGATTCTGCAAAGCGATTATCTGACAAAGTGTTAGAATTAAAAGATTTAGAAGATGAGATTGCAAATGCAGAAGAGTCTCTTAAAAAATTAAAAGAGAAAGCAAGAGCAGTTTCAAGCATTGAAATTCCTGCTATGATGGATGAAATGCAAATTACAAAATTAAAGCTGAAAGATGGCGAGTCGGTAGAAATAAAAAAAGTCTACGGCGCTTCTATTCCTAAAGATCAACAGGAGACAGCTTTTACATGGCTTCGTAACAACGGTCTAGGTGATGTTATTAAAAATGACATTACCGTTACCTTTGGTCGTGGCGAAGACAACAAGGCGGCAGCATATGCTGACCTTGCAAAGGGTCAAGGGTTTGAGCCAGTTCAAAAGATTGGTGTAAACCCTATGACTCTAAAAGCTCTGGTAAGAGAGCGTCTTGAAAATGGTCAAGATGTTCCGGAGGAGCTGTTTAAACCGTTTGAGGGTAACCAAACAAAAATAACAAGGAGAAACTAGAAATGAGTGACGCGAAACAAGTAGCAACTAAAAAAACAAACTTGCCTTCAGCTTCGTTATTCGAAGCAGATGCGCAAATGGGTTTTGAGAATGTGAAGACAGAAAGTCTGGCTCCACCTATCTTAAAACTTTTACAGAACGGATCTAGTGAGGCACAGAAACGTAATCAAAATTACATTGAAGGTGCTGAACCAGGTATGTTCTTAAACACTGTTACGAAACAGTTATATGATGGTGATAAAGGAATACAGGTTATTCCATGTCATTATAAATTAGAATACCAAGAGTGGGCAGATTATGGGACAGGTTCAGGTAGACCTGAGATGATCTATCCAGATACTTCGGATATTTTAGAAAAAACTACAAAGGGACCAGATGGTAAAGATAGATTACAGAACGGTAATTATATTTTAACTGTCGGTCAACACTTTGTGATTATTATAGGTGACAGAGGTTCTGAAACTGCAATGATATCTATGAGTTCATCTCAAGGTAAAATTAGTAGAAAATGGAACTCCATGATGAAGTCAATTAGTTTTGATGGTAAGAATGGTCCTTATACACCACCATCGTTTAGCCACATATATAAATTATCTTCTGTATTAAATACAGGAAAAGGTAACCAATGGTATGGCTACAACGTTGAAAAGGTTAAAGTGCTAGAAGATACTAAGATGTATGAACGAGCAAAGAAGTTCTACGAAGGTATCAAAAATAAAGCATAAATGATTTTGGGGGTTGTGATCCATAACTCCACACCCCCCGAAACACAAAGTGGTGATGTCAGACGTAGATAAGTTTATAAATATATTTGAAGGTTCGTATAGTGCATACGGTCAAACTAGAAAGACAGAAGAGTTTGATGAAAGAGGAAAGCACAAAACAAAATCTTTTATAATTAAAAAGACTCCAACTAAACAAATGTTCAAAGATCATTTGTTCGGTAAAGATCCTGCTCTTGGTATCATACCTATAAACGAAGCAAACAAATGTAAGTGGGCATGTATAGATATTGATGTATACAATGGCTTTGATCACAAAGAATTAATTAGAAAAATAAGAGAGCATAAATTTCCTTTATTAGTATGTCGATCTAAATCAGGTGGTGCACATGTGTTTTTATTTACAAATGACTTTGCACCTGCAGCATTATTTAGAAGTAAATTAAAAGACATGGCAGCTAGATTAGGTTATGCTAATGCAGAGATATTTCCTAAACAGAATAAAGTTGATATGTCAAAAGGTGGGACAGGTAGTTTTTTAAACTTGCCTTATCACAATGCATTGTTGTCTGTCAGATACGGAGTTAAAGATGATGGGTCAGCGATGAGTATATATCAATTTTTTGAAGCGCATAGTAAAGTAAAACTAACTGAAGATCAACTCTCTAAATTGTCTTTCGATGAAGATAAAGTTGTTGACAATCTACTCAAAGGTGCGCCACCATGTTTGGTTACGATCGCAAAACAAGGAATACCCAACGGACAAAGAAATAACGCCATGTATAATTTTGGTGTTTATACAAAGAAAAGATTTCCTGATAAATGGCAGATAGAAATATTTAAATACAATGAAGCTTATTGTGAACCACCACTAGACAAAAAAGAAATAGATACATTAATTAAATCAATAGACGGCAAAGAATATAATTATAAATGTAAAGATGAACCCATCGCATCTTATTGTAATTCTAAAAAATGTGTGTTGCAAGAGTTTGGTGTAGGTGATGGTGGCCCTGAAATAGAAATAAAAGAGATACAGAAGTATGATTCTGATCCACCACTATATTATGTAACTGTAGGTGAAGAAGTTGTAGAAGTAGACTCTCAAGACTTACACGAGCCAGATAGATTCTCATTGAAATGTCTAGAACAAATAAATCAAACAATGCCACCTATCGGTAAATTAGTTTGGAGAAAGTTAATAAATAAATTATTAAAAGATACAATACCTATCGAAGCACCAGAGTCCACAAAGATACACATACAACTAAAAGAATTATTGGCAGATTATATTAACAAAATACCAGGTAAAGATTGGAAAGATATATTACGTGGTTTGTCTTACACTGAAGAAGGTGTGAGTTATTTTAAATTCAAAGACTTCTGGAAGTATTTAGTTAGAACAAAGCTATGGCCAGATAAACAATACTCAAAACAAAAGACAGCTAGAATGTTAGAAACAATGTTTGATGCAGAAGAAATACCAGGCAAAATAAATAACAAGAGTGTTAGGTATATGTCTCTCAAAACTGTGAATCTAGACAAACCAAAGATAAGAAAAGAAAAAATGAAGGAGCCACCTTTTGCATAGAATAATTATCCCTGGTCCACCAGGCACGGGTAAAACGCATAGACTTATGCACTACCTTGATGAAGAATTAAAAAAGACAGATCCGGAAAAGATAGCATACATAGCTTTTAGCAATGCAGCAGTAGACGTAGCTAGAGAAAGAATAAAAAATGATAAAGTTTACATCAGCACTATGCACTCTATGGGCACACAAGAATGTGGAATTAATACAAAGACACAATTATTAAAAGGAGACAAATGGAAAAGTTTTAAAAACTTTTCACGTCCTTGTTCTAATCTATCCTTCGAATCTCGTATCAATGTAAACGGATATGTTGAACATGTGAACCCACACATGAAAATTATAGAGTATGCTAGAAATAAACAAATATCTTTAGATAGAGCAGCTGTTGAATTAGATATGCACTACACTGTAGACATATGGTTAACCGAACAAATCAAAGCAGACTTAGACACATACAAAGAACATACAGGTATGATTGAGTATGCTGATATGATTTCCAAGTTTGTCGAGGGAGACAAGTGTCCACCACTACACTCTGTTTTCCTCGATGAAGCCCAGGATCTAAGTCCTTTGCAATGGAAAATGTTTTTTTACATAGAGAGTAAGTGTGCTCGATCTTTCATTGCAGGGGACGACGATCAAACTATTTACGTATTTCAGGGCGCCGATCCAAACGTATTTATTAATTTAAAAGGTGAGATGGACCCACAGATACAATCTCGTAGGGTTCCAAGAGCAATACATAAAGTGGCTAGCTCAATTTTTCCTCACATGAGAAAACGATTAGTAAAAGAATGGTTACCTAGAGATGAAGAAGGTGAAGTACATCACAACGTACAGTTTGAAGACATAGATTTTTCTAAAGATAAGTGGCTTGTATTGACTAGAACAAATAAGATGTTAGAAAGGTTACGTGAACATTTATACAGAATGAATTACAGATTTGAATCTAGAGCACAAGAACTATTACCAAACAAAATGTTAAGTGCATACAGAGTATGGAAACGTTTGAATGAGGGTGCTTATGTAAGCAAAGAAGATGTAAAAGATCTTTGGGATTTTCTTACAGTAAAAGATGGACATTTAGAAAGAGGATTTGCTGGTGGTAAAACACTGGGAGATATTACATCAATAAATTTAGAGGGATTAAAAGCTGAACACGGGTTGCGAGCGTCGGGGAGCTGGGAAACATTAAAGTTTCCAGAAGACAGTAAACTTTATATCAAAAAATTATTAGAGTCAGGTGATGATTTAATGAAACCTGCGAGAATAAAATTATCTACAATACATGCTGTAAAAGGAGAAGAACGAGACAACGTTGTTTTATTTACAGACATAGAAAGAATAATCTATGAGTCAGCAAGAAGAGATGCTGATGCAGAACATCGTACATTCTTTGTAGGTATAACACGAGCAAAAGAAAAATTATTTATAACTAATCAAGGTTATGAATATCAATATAACATAGGAGCACCAATAATATGACAGATCCAGATATATTCAAAGATGCATTTCCACAAAACAGGCAGGTAGGAGGTTCACATTATAAAAATTTTCACATACAGCCGTATGAGTTTATTTCTAAAAATAACCTTTCGTTTTTCCAGGGCTGTGTTGTGAAATATGTGTGTAGATATTTGCATAAAAATAAGGTAGAAGATTTACAAAAGATAATTCATTATTGTGAATTAGAAATACTAAAGTTAAAAGATACAAAAAAGAAATAATGTTTACAGTTCAAACTGAGTGGGATTGTCCAGAAGAGTTTCCTGATTTATCAGGTGCAAGATATATTGCAATCGACTTAGAAACAAAAGACTTAGATTTAAAAGCCAGAGGATCTGGTGCCATACAAGGTAGAGGAGAGATCGTTGGTATAGCTGTGGCTGTGGAAGGTTGGCGAGGATATTATCCTATTGCACACGAAGGTGGTGGTAATCTAGATAGAAGATTAGTTTTAGAATGGTTTAAAAAAGTTTGTGCAACGGACTCTATCAAAATATTTCACAACGCAATGTATGATGTGTGTTGGATAAAATCATACGGTATACCTATCAACGGACATATCATGGACACCATGTTGATGGCATCTTTGATTGATGAAAATAGACTGTGGTATACACTTAATAGTATTTCATTTGATTATCTACGAGAAGTAAAAGATGAAAAAGCTTTGAAAGAAGCTGCAGACTCTTGGGGTATAGATCCTAAATCTGAATTATATAAATTACCTGCAATGTATGTTGGTAGTTATGCAGAACAAGATGCAGAACTTACATTAGAATTATTTAAAACATTATCAAGAGAGATACAAAAGAATAATTTAGTAGAGATATTTGATTTAGAAACACAGTTGTTTCCATGTTTAATTGATATGAAATTTAAAGGGGTTCGTGTCGACGTAGAACGTGCTCATAAATTGAAGAAGCAGTTATCACAAAAGGAAGAGCAACTCCTATTAGAAGTAAAAAAAGAAACAGGAATAGATGTTCAAATATGGGCAGCAAGATCGATAGCCAAAGTATTTGATAAACTTTCCTTATCCTACGCCACCACCGAGAAAACTGGGTCACCTTCATTTACAAAAAATTTCCTTTCCACACATAATAATCCTGTAGTCAAAAGTATAGCAAAGGCTAGAGAGATAAACAAGGCACACACAACTTTCATAGATACCATATTAAAACACAATCATAGAGGCAGAATACATGCAGATATAAACCCTATACGATCTGATCAAGGTGGAACAGTTACAGGTAGGTTTAGTTATTCAAACCCTAACCTGCAACAAATACCTGCAAGAAATAAAGATTTAGGTCCAATGATTAGATCTTTGTTTATTCCAGAAGACAAACATAAATGGGGTTGTTTTGATTATAGTCAACAAGAGCCAAGACTTGTTGTGCATTTTGCAGCCACCACAGAGCCTATATCTTACGATCAATCTGTAAAAGATATTGTAGAAAAATTTAAAGACAACGCAGTGGACTTCCATCAAACAGTTGCAGATATGGCAAACATATCTAGAACACAAGCAAAGACGATCAATTTGGGTCTTTTCTACGGTATGGGTAAAGCCAAACTACAAGCAGAATTAGGATTAAATACAAAACAAGAGGCCGAAGATTTGTTTAATCAATATCATGAGAGCGTACCTTTCGTTAGGGATCTTATGAATTTTACATCAAGACGTGCCCAAACTGGTTCTATTGGAACTCTACTAGGACGTAGATGTAGATTTAATAAATGGGAACCAAATAAATTTGGTATGCATAAACCTATGGAACTTGAAGAGGCAGAGAGAACTTATGGTAGAAAAAATATACGAAGAGCTTTTACATACAAAGCATTAAATAAATTAATACAAGGCTCTGCTGCTGACATGACAAAGAAAGCAATGTTAGATTTATATAGAGAAGGTATTATACCTCACATACAAATTCATGATGAACTCGATATATCTGTAAAGTCTGATGAAGAGGCAAAAAAGATAATTGAAATTATGGAGAATGCTGTTAGTCTCACTGTTCCCAATAAAGTTGATTATGAATCAGGGGACACTTGGGGCGATATTAATGGATAACTATGGCATATTTAAACGCAAACATACCAGTGGAGTACGCACAAATCAGGAGAGAATATCTTTATGATCTTAAGAGTCATCATGGTGAAGTTGAAGATTGTATTATCTTTGGTATTAGTTCCATTACGGGCAAGTCTCTTCTTTTTCATGCTATTATGGAAAATGGTGCAATCTTTTACCGCCTCCCTATTACAGCGTTTATACAACGTGGTTTTAAACCTACCGATGTACCTAGGCGTAGACTGGACGAGCTTCAGCTTTGGAATTGTTTCAGTTATTATCCTTCTGTGCATTCTTGGGATATCTTAGAAGCACAAGCTGGTAAATACATAGGAAAGGACAAAAAATGGCACCCTGGCAAGTATTTATTTACTGTTGACTTTGCTCATCCAGAGCCTAATATTCTGGATACGGATCACTCAGAGATACCGCACGAGCACAAATGTGCTCACATCATAGCTCTCGATGATGGGAACTATGCAGCACAACCAAACAATAGATGCATTTGGGATATACCTTCATTTACAGTGAAAGAAAATATTCCAGATTGGAAAGTGCAAACATCTGAGTGGAATGTGGAAAACACAAGTAAGTGGAAGACTGAGGATACTGATAAGTTCTTCTACGAAATTGAGGAGAAAAAACATGATTGAAAAATGTAAAAACATTTGCTGCAAAGCTTGGGACAAAGTAAAAGCTGGCTGGAACTGGATCGTGTCAAGATTCAACAGGTAGTTTATGGCCCTAAAAATTTCTGAATCCGCATCCGTACAAATGCCAATGAA